AGTATAATGGCGGGACTAAAACTAAAGTTTGGGCATAATGGACAAATTACTAAAACAGTTAGAAGAACGACAAGAACAATTAAAAGATTCTCTAGCTGCAGGAAACATACAAAATTTTGAAAGTTATCAAAAAGTCGTGGGCGAAATAACAGGTCTGTCGTTTGCGATTTATAGTATAAGAGACCTGCATAAAAAGGAAGAAGAAAGATATGACTAAAGAAGTCGCAGCTTTTGGTAAAGGCGGTGAGCCGATACCTAACACAGTAGAAAGATTCAAGGACGTAGAACTTGAAGCACAAATAGAAGAAAAAACCTTCACCCCTGAAGATATACATAATGAGGAGTTAACAAATAAACTACCTCAACCAACTGGCTATAGAATGCTTATTTTACCTTTTAGTCGTAAGAAAAAGACTAAGGGCGGTATTTTATTAGCGGAATCAACTTTAGAAAAAGAGCGTATAGCTACTAACGTTGGTTTTGTAGTTTCATTAGGACCAGACGCATATAAAGATGCATCTAAATTCCCTGATGGAGCATGGTGTAAACCCAGAGATTGGGTTATATTTGGCAGGTACGCGGGAGCCAGACTCAAGATTGAGGGCGGTGAACTGCGTTTATTAAACGATGATGAAATATTAGCTGTTATTGATAATCCTGAGGATGTTCAATCAGCTTAATTTAATCACGCAATAAAAAGGAGAACGACATGGCAGAAGAAGCCTTGCAACAAACACAAGAAACTGAAGAGGTTGAGATTGATTTAGAAGAATCTCAAGAAATTGAAGTTGAAAGTGAAGAAGTAGAACAAGAAGAACCTAAACAAGAAACTAAGAAACAAGAATCATCTGACGAAGAAATAGAAGACTATAGTGACGGAGTCAAAAAACGAATAAATAAACTTACCTATAAGATTCGAGAAGCTGAAAGAAGAGAGAGTGCAGCTCTTGAATATGCTAAAGGTTTACAAGAAGAATTAAATAAAACAAAAAACACCCTTTCAAAAACAGATAAAAACCTTTATGATGAATACTCAGCTAGAGTAGAAACTCAGTTGAAGGCAGCAGAAGCTGACTACAAAAAGGCTTATGAAAGTGGCGATACAGACGCCATGCTCCAAGCTCAAAAAGAAGTTGCTAAATATGCTGTTGAGCAAGAGTCTCTAACTAGAGTACAGTCTCGACAGACTGATGAAAATGAAAAGGAACAAGTTGAAGATACAACAGTTCAGAATATTAGGCAACCCCAACCTTTACCTGAACCAGAACTTACTCCTCAACCTGATCCTAAAGCTCAAGAGTGGGCTAGTCGTAACGAATGGTTTGGTGACGACATAGCTATGACTACTTCAGCTTTCGCGTTTCATAGGCAGTTAGTTGAGCAGGAAGGTTATGACCCTACTTCTGATGATTATTATTCAGAAATAGATAAAAGGTTAAAAGAAGCGTTTCCTCATAAATTAGGTAACACTTCACAAGGTAACGTGAACGAAGTTGTAACTGGTTCAAGCAGAGGTGCTAATACCACTAGAGCTAGATCACGTAGAAAAGTTAAACTCACACCGAGTCAGGTAGCAATAGCAAAAAGATTAGGTGTGCCACTAGAAGAATATGCTAAGCATATTAAGTAAAGGAGAAAAAAATGGTAGAAGAAAATAAAACTACTCAATCAGATCGAACTCCTAGATCTGCATCTACTCGAGAAAATAACGCTCGTAGAAAACCATGGAGCCCACCGTCATTATTAGACGCACCTAACCCACCAGAGGGTTATGTCTACAGATGGTTACGTGAATCAATGGTAGGTCAATCAGACCCAGCGAATATGTCAAAACGTATTCGTGAAGGTTGGGAGCCAGTGAGAGCTGACGAACACCCTGAGTTTGAAGCACCTACAATCGATGATGGTAAACACGCTGGAGTCATAGGAGTTGGTGGCTTAATACTCGCAAAAATGCCCATGGAAACTGTCAATGAAAGGAGAGCATATTATGCCAACTTGGCTAATTCTCAAATGGAAGCAGTAGACAATAATTTGATGCGAGAAAGTAACGAAGCGATGCCTATTAGTAAACCTAATAGATCAACGCAAGTTACCTTTGGAAAAGGTAGTGGATTTGATGGAAATTAAACCACTGAAATATAAACTTATAAAATAAAGGTGATATATTATGGCTAATGTCAATGATCCTAATGGTTTTACACCAGCGTATCATATGTCAGGCGGTACTATCAGACCTAGTGAGTTTGCAATCCAAAGTGGAGCTACAGGTGATATTTTTGCAGGAGATGTAGTGAAACTAACTAGTGGATATGTATTACAAGCTGGAGCAACTGATGCCCCTCTTGGCGTATTTTATGGTGTAGAATATACAGCGACTGATGGCGAAATCATTTTCTCAAGAAAATGGCCAAGCACAACAGCTACGCTAGGTTCTGCAGATGCTAAAGCATACGTATATGCTGACCCGAATATTGTTTATGAGGCACAGTACACAGGTACTCCAACTCAAGCAGACGTCGGTAAAGTACATACTATCTCTACAACTGCAGGTGATACTAACAACAACCGTTCTAAAGAAGGTGTGACTACTACAACAGCTAGTGGTATTGCTAAACAAGTTGCTTTTGTCGACAGACCAGACAACTCTATAGGTCAATACGCTAGAGGTTTATTTATATTCCCAGCTTCTACTTTCGGTAACGACTAAAAGGTGATATAGATGGCAATTAATAGAGCTCAATTAGTAAAAGAACTCGAACCAGGACTAAATGCACTTTTTGGTCTTGAGTACGACAGATACGAAAACGAACATGCTGAAATTTTTGACACTGAAAATTCAGATAGAGCGTTTGAAGAAGAAGTTATGTTATCAGGTTTCGGGCAAGCTCCTGTAAAAGGTGAGGGTGCTGCGGTATCTTATGACACAGCTCAAGAAACTTTCACAGCTAGATACAGCCACGAGACTGTAGCTTTAGCGTTTGCGTTAACAGAAGAGGCTATTGAAGATAATCTTTATGATAGTCTTTCTTCAAGATACACAAGAGCTTTAGCTAGATCAATGGCTAATACTAAGCAAGTGAAAGCAGCAAATGTACTTAATAATGGTTTCTCAACCTCCTTCCCAGGAGGCGACGGTAAACCACTCATGACTACTGATCACCCATCTTTAACAGGTGGAGATCAAGCCAATGAGCCAACTACAGCAGCTGACTTGAACGAAACTTCATTAGAAAATGCTTTAATTGATATTGCAGCGTTTAAAGATGAAAGAGGCATTAAAGTAAATGTACAAGCAAGAAAATTAATTATTCCTCCACAACTACAGTTTGTGGCTGAGAGAATTTTACAATCTCCAGGAAGAGTTAATACTTCTGATAATGACATCAACGCAATGAAAAACATGGGTATGTTCCCAGAAGGTTACGTTGTAAACCATTATCTTACAGATACTGATGCTTTCTTCATTAAAACTGACGCACCTAACGGGTTAAAACACTTCGTAAGGTCACCAATGTCAACTGGTATGGAAGGCGACTTCGAAACTGGTAATGTCAGGTACAAAGCTAGAGAAAGATATTCTTTCGGATTTAGTGATTGGAGAGGCATTTACGGTTCACCAGGAGCATAATCTCAGTTTGGGGTGAGCGTTTATTATTAAACGTTAAGTTAGGGAGCTTCGGCTCCCTTTCTTTTTGGGGGTAATTAAGTTAGAATTAAATTCTAGGGGTACAATAACTATCTACCGACTGACCTAGCAGACAAGCCAAGACGGTAGATTTATTAAGGAGACTTAATATGGCAAAATCGACATTTTCAGGACCAGTAAAATCTTTATCTGGTTTTATTTCAGCAGGTAACGCTAACGTAGTTAGTTTAACTGCAGACACATCTTTAACAGTAGACGCTCATGCGGGTAAAGTACTTACTTGTAATGACGCTGACGGTAAGTTTACTCTACCTAGTATAGTAGCTACTGCTCCTGACAGAGATGATGATCCTAACCAAACTAATAACTTAGGAGCTTCTTTCTATTTTGTAATAGAAACTGCAGCTACAGACGTAGATATTAAAACTGACGGAACTGATAAGTTCGTAGGTGGTTTATATTTAGGTAAAAGTGACGCAGCAGGTAAAACATTCTTTTCTGGTGCTACTAACGACGTTATTACTTTAAACGGCACTACTAAAGGCGGTATAGCTGGTACTGTTATTAAAGTTACCGCTATGGCTTCAGCTAAATACCTAGTAGAAGGTATAGTACTAGCTTCTGGTACTGTGGTTACTCCGTTTGCTGACGCGTAAGGAGGTAAACCATGGCTGATACAGTAACTTCAACCACCATCCTTGATGGCGATAAGGATTTTATAGTTCAGCTGACTAATGTTAGTGACGGTACTGGTGAAAGTGCCGTCGCTAAAGTAGATGTAAGTAGTCTTACAGCACGTAAAAGTGACGGAGCAGCATGTACAGGAGTAAAACTTAATAAAGTTTATTACTCTATTTTAGGCTTTACTAAAATAGGTTTATTCTGGAAAGCTACTGCTAATACTTTGTGTATGGAACTAAACCCTAGTGCTGACGGTATTTTAGATTTTTCACCTTTTGGTGGTTTACAAAATACAGCGGGTAGCGGTAAAAACGGTGACATAGTACTTACAACTACTGGACATAGTTCAGGTGATACATACCTTATAATTCTACATTGTATAAAGGACTATGAATAATGGCTACCTCTGGTACTAAAACTTTTACTTTAAGTATCGCTGATGCTATAGAGGAAGCTTTTGAACTAGCGGGTATAGAATTAAGAACTGGTTACGATGCAGAAACTGCTCGGCGTTCATTAAATATAATGTTCGCCGACTGGTCTAACAGAGGTGTAAATCTTTGGACTATAGAGCAAGTTACAACTAGTATTACTTCAGGTACAGCTAGTTATACTTTTAATAGTTATGACTTAGATATACTTACCGCCGTTATAAGGCAAACTGATTCTGGCGGTAATGTTACGGATTTACAAATAGAACGTATAGGTAGAAGCGAATATTTAAACATACCTAATAAAAGTTCTACGGGTAGACCTACTCAATATTTTGTTGACAGACAAATATCACCAGTAGTTAAGTTGTGGCCAACCCCTGATAGTTCCGCCACGTATCAATTAATTTCATACAACATGCAACGTATTGATGACGTAACAGCTTCGGCTCAAGATCCTGAAATACCTTCAAGATTTATGCCGTGTTTAACTAGTGGGTTAGCTTACTATATAGCTATGAAAAAGAATCCAGAAAGAGTAGGTTTGTTAAAACAACAATACGAACAAGATTTTAAACTAGCTGCAGACGAAGACCAACCTAGAGTTTCACTGAGACTTACTCCCGCGAGGAGCAGTTATTAGTGGCACGTAAAGGTTTATGGGCAAACATACGTGCTAAACGTGCACGTATAAAAGCTGGTTCAGGTGAAAAAATGCGTAAAAAAGGTGCTAAAGGTGCACCTACAGCTAAACAAATGAAAGCAGCAAAGAGAGGTTCTAAGAAAAAACGTGGCGTACGCACAAGGTAAAAAATCAAAAGCTAGGTGTGATAGGTGTGGTTTTGTTTACTACTACTTACAACTTAAAAAAGAATGGAACGGTTTAAAAACCTGTCCTGAATGTTTTGAGCCTAAACACCCACAATTAGAACCTATATTACAACCTGTTGACCCAGAAGCTTTAAGGCAAGCCAGACCCACTGAAGCACCACCGACCACGGGTTATGGTATAATAAGAACAGGCAACACTAAAAATGCATTAGGGGAAAGTGCCCCTTCAATGGACGTAAACCATAACGACCCTATAGGCACTAGCTTTGATCTTCAAAACTTAGAGGCTAGTCTAGGGGACGTAACTATAGTAACATAATACCATGAGTTGGACATTATCATCATTAAAAACAGCTATACAAGATTACGCTGAAAGTACTGAGTCTAGTTTTGTAACACACTTACCAGATTTTATAAAAAGTGCAGAAGAGCGAATATTAAAAAACGTACAGCTTGATGTTTTTAAAAAGAATGTAACGGGGTCAGGTACGGCTAGTAATACGTACTTGGCTATGCCAACTGATTTTTTAGCCCCCTTTAGTTTAGCGGTTATAGACTCAGATAATAACTATAATTATCTTTTGCTAAAGCATGTATCTTTTATAAGAGATTATACACCAGCTTCAGCAACTACCGCACTACCTAAATATTATGCTGAGTTTGATCAGTCTAGTTTTATATTAGCCCCAGCCCCTAATTCAAACTATAATTTTGAATTACATTATTTTTACAGACCAACTTCTCTAACGGCTACAGCTACAGGTACAACTTGGTTATCTACTAACGCAACTAATGCTTTATTGTATGGCAGTTTAGTAGAAGCTAATACTTACCTAAAAACGTTTGAAACTACACCAGTTTATGAGGCTAGGTTTCAAGAGGCTTTAGCTTCACTTAAAAACCTCGGTGAGGGTAAATCAACCCGAGACGAAAATAGATACGATGAAGTACGGAGAACACCCCAGTCATGATAGAAAAAGAATTAGAGGGCAAGAATATTGCCATAGTCGCTATGGGCGAGAGTCAACTAGACTTTCACCTAAGTTTAATACACTCAAACGTATACGATGAAGTTTGGGGAATAAATTGCATGGGAGCTATCACTAAATGTGATAGAGTCTTTATGTTAGATCCTGTAAGTAGATTTATGGACACAGACGACGCAGGTACTCAAACAGGTATAATGCGTAGATGGCTACCTGAGGCTGACTGTCCTATATATACTTGTGAGTTAGATGACAGATGTCCATCTGCAGTATTGTACCCTTTAGAAGAAGTAGCTCAAGCTACTGATAGTGCTTACTTTAATAATACCGTACCTTTTGCTTTTGCTTTTGCTTTATATCAAAAAGTTAATTCATTAAATTTATTCGGTATAGATTTTAGTTATAAAGGTAACGTACACTTTGCGGAAGCAGGTAAAGCTTGTTG